GTCCTTCAACTACCATTGTTGAAGTATCAGCGCCTTGACTTGATACAACTGTCAACACACCAGCGGACCAAGTCCAATCATATTCTATTGTTGCGGTAGTATCAGCGGCGGACCAGATTGTAGACATATTTGCGGAATCCGTACCATATACTGCACCAAACTTAACAACACCAGCATATCCTGCTAGATCACCAGCAGATATGATAATGTTGGAGGCAGCACCAAATGAGTTGATGATGTTACCATCTTGATCGGCCATCATCACAACTTCATATATGGTGGTGCCGTCAGCTAGAAATTGGTTTGAATCAATACGGTACTGTGCCATCTTACAACCCCATACGCTTACGCATCTCGTTCTTCTTCACAAGTTCTTGACGCTTTTCTCTACGCTCAAGATATGCTTTAAGATACTGTCTCATCTCTTTCTTACGGCCGTCTTTTTCGATCTTCTTCTTCTTTTTTACAGGAACTACAGATGAGTCATCACCAGTTCCCGCTACACCAGCAGTTGAAGTTGCTGGCGCATCTTCAAAAAGATTCTTAAATGTCTTTGGATCATGTTTTGCAAGGTAGTCCATATTCTCCTCCAACGCTTGCATGATTTCTTCGTCTGTGTATTCTTCTTTGGGGTTTGCATGTTCTTTAATCAAGAATAGCGCAGCACCATATGATGCAAGTTTTGATTTACCGCCGGGAAGTCTTTCGATGATCTTTTTGATATTGAAGATAAGTTTGTTGAAAGTAGAGAATGATAGTTCCTCTTCTTTCGTCTTAGGGTCTTTGATCTTCTTACCCCGCTCATCGATAATACCTAGTTTAAACGCATCAGTTTCATCAAAAGGTGTAATCAACCTCTTGATAAAATTGTACGCTAATAATAGGTCCCCAAACTTACTGGCCATTTAAATCTCTTAATAGTTTGACAATACCTTCATCAAGGGATATGTCTGTGTCTATAATTTTCTTATTATCAACCAAACCAATATCTGTTCTCCAATAATTCAAGAACATCAGAAAAGGTTTTAGATACTGAAGCTGATCGTGCAACTTGAAGCAGAGCATTCTAGTCGATGCTCTATGTTCAAATACATTATATAAAACGATCAGATGATTGAATATAAGTCTATCCTTCAGTTCACCTGTTTGCTCATACTTCTTAAAAAGTCTTTTAATATATCTTATTCTTTTCAAGTCATCATGAAATTCTAGTAAATCAGTACAGTGTGCGTTTTCATAATATTTTGCTGCAAATAACATATAATTTTCATCATTCAAATTTTCAAACATTAATATGTACTCAACGTGATCCTCTTGATTGTGTTGCTATCAGTAACAACATACAAATATGTATTACTATAGTAAATGGACCCTGCTGTTACACTTTCAGTTGCAGCATTCGATGTTGAGAAATCAGCAGTCTTAGTTGCGATTTTGAATACGCCATTCACCGTCAAGTTTTCTGCTGATGTAGTTCCAGTAAATGTTTCACTGTTAGTCGTTGCAACATTACCAGACTTAGTTGGTAGAGTTGTAACAATGTTACCAGTGTAGTATGCATGTGCTGGTGCTTGCAGTCTCACTCTGTGTGCATTATTTGTTTCGCAGTACAGATCAACATATGATGGCACACCTTTAGCAGTATACATTGAGATACTACCATTAGAAATATGAACACCACTTGTTATTACACTACTATTTGCAGAATCTATAACAACATTGGATTGAAACACCTGTGTAGCTACACTAGTCTTATCAGCTTTACCTACAAGAGCAGTATCTACTACGGATTGCCGACTCTGATACTCAGTATTAGCAACATAGTTTGCTGTCAAGTACGAGTTAGCAACACCAGTAGCTGAACCAGATAACATTGCTGGAGTAATAGTACCATTCGTTATAGCATTGTTAGCATGGATTTTACCATTGCTTCCAATAATAGTATTACTACCGTTTACTAGCTTTCCATTGAGAGTAGTATTAGCAGACACGGTCAACTTAGTGCTACTGATAGTAACATTCGATGTGAAATCCGAAACCGTATGCACATTCGCAAAGAAGTTTGCGTGTGTTATTTTCCTACTGGCCGGTGAGCCAGAAGGATCATTAACAACCATCATCAAATCATCAGATGACATATTTGTGATGGCGGTTAATGCGCTTACCTTCTTGTCTGCCATTTTCTACTCCTAATCAATAAGAAACTTATTCTGGTAGCTTGCTGTCGTCAGCACCGTCACCAGTAATGGATGATGCAGCTACAAGTGTTTCATACTGGACTCTACCCGCACGGCCGCCAGAACCTTCTGTTCTTAGTGTCCAGCCAGCATGTGCAATAGCCAACATTTCAGTTGATTGTAATGCAGCAGTAAGAGTAGCAACACCAGCGATAGTCGTATTACCACCAGTTAGAGTAACTGTGGGTACTGAGCGATATCCTTCACCATCATTTGTGACAGTGACAGCATTAACTGCGTTTGATGAAATGGTAGCAGTAGCTGTTGCTTGAACTCCGTTAGGATGCTCTGGTGCTGAAATTACTACAGTTGGTGCAGAAGTGTAGTTAGCACCAGCGCCTGCAATAGTAATAGTTGATGAGATAGGCGAACCTTCCATTTCTCCAACATCAGCGCCATATACATCACTTGCATCCAAACCAACTGATGCGAAAGCAACCGACTTAGGCTTCTCTTGAATGGTATAAGCACTGTTTGATGCTGCACCAACAAGCGTACCACCAGTTTCACCAGCAACAACTGTCATTACAGTTGCATTAGCGATAGCAGTAATAACGTAGTCATTCTTACCTACGTTCATGAAATCACCAACCTTAAAGTTAGTGAAAGTTGTGGAAGTACCTACTACTGTGCTGTTAGCGGCTGTTACAACTACGCTGCCAGCAACGGTCTTTCCGTCATTCATTCCCCAAAGTGACATTTTATTTCTCCTTGTCTTACTTGAGTATCCGTTTTAATTCGGATATTGTCTTCCTAGTATTTATATGCGTGACAGCCTGCCCGCCAGCCCTTTTAAATTCACTCGTGTTCTTACCATGATCATCAACGAGAATGCTATCTGCATCCGCGTAATTCTGTTTGTCTTCTCTACGGACCAAATGAATCTTGTTAGGCTTTGGTTTTAGATTCTTAGCAATCCAAACTCTTTTACCTCTTTTACAAGATGGGTCCCATGATGCGTATGCAGATAGTATCTCTACATCAGCATCTTTGATGCTAGTCAAATAGTTCCACAATTCTCTACCGCCGGGGGCCCATTCAAGGTTATCCCAAAATCCCTTGGTAGCAGCAATCATAGCTTTCTTTTCATCTTTGGAATACTTTCCATTTTTCTCTGGAAAGGGTTCTCCTGCAACCTTCTCAGCACCTTTGAGAAAGTCACAGAGAACCATATCCATATCGCAATAAATTTTCATTAATTAAAATCCTAGATTTGTGCCTGTAGCTGCTTGACTTACACTAACACCAGACTTCTTCTTTTGTGCTGGTCTTTTCTTTGGTGCTGGTTTAGAACCGCTAGGCTTTTTCTTTTTACCTAGTCCAAAGATTTCGTCTACACTCTTCATGGCCATCTTAGTTGCAGTAGCGTACATCACGTCTTGATACTTATCACCATAACGCTCTTTGAACTCATCTTCTTTTTTCTTAAGTTCTTTAACGATCTCCTCACGCTTCTTCATTTGAGCGTCGGTCATCTTTTCAGCATCTTCTTTGATAGCAGGATCAATTTCGATAGGCTCTTTCTTGCCCATCTTCTCATCCTTTTTATCCTTCGTTTTCTTATCTTCGCTATCCCTTTCTTCCATCTTGGATGCTACCTTTTTAGCAGTATCCTTCTTGATGGTCACAGGATATTCTTTGTCACCAAACTTGAATGTCTTCTTACCAGCTTGTGCGGCCTTTGATGCAGCACCGATAAAGTCTGCAACATCATCATCCAAAATCTCTTCTGGAATATTCTCTCTCTTTACTTTACCAGAGAGAACAGCATTGACTGCATCAAGAAGACTTACAGAGTTACCAAAGTTGTCCATCTTGTAGTGAGTATGCTCTTCTACTTCTTCAACTTCTTCGACAAGTGCTTCTTCAATTAGATTGTCAAGAGCATCATCTGCTTCAACTTCTTCCGGCATAAGTGCTTTGATAGTCTTCACATCAAGTTTCATCTTCTTAGCAATTTGCTCTGCTGACATACCCTTGTCGATCATCATATGAAGTTCTTTCATACGACCTTCATCCATATCCGCCTCCTCTTTCATGTTGTGATGATCCACTCCACACTCTTTGCATGGAGACTCGCCACAGTCACAGTCACATTCGACTTCTTCTTTTGTGTAATACAGCTTGGCCATAAGTTTCTTTACTTCTTTCTGAAGCATCTCAAACTCACGAACCTTATTCTTAGGAAGTTTGTCTTGACGATAAGCATCAATCATCTTCCGCAACTTTGACTGCATCACGTCGAGTCGCTGATATTCGTCCTCTTGTATCTCTTCTTTTGATTCAGTCATCACTGATCTGATTGTGCTTTCTAGTGACATTTTACTCTTCCCATATCTTTATTTTTAAATCTGTTGCTTCTGTTCCTTTGAGAAGTCTATGATATTCACCCTTCTCGATTTCATAAATCTTACCTTTTTGCAATTCGACGGGCATCTTATCATCTTCTTGAAACCACCAGTCTTCTCCATCTAGCACTGCAAAGTGTCTGTTCTTTTCGTCTCTGTGCCATACAAGTTCGTCACTATCAAGTGCTGCATCGAACTCTCTAATAAAGACATCCTCAGAAACGATAGTGTCTCTATATGGTTTTACCAAAAGTACTTCCCTCCACCTTCAAGGCCTAGTGACTTAGCAAACCAAGGTAGACGACAAGCCCAGTAGCCAGGCTTTGTTTTATCGTTCTTGGTATCACATTGATGACGACTTGCAAAGTTTCTTGCAGCTTCTCTGTCATTGATCTTAGCTTTCAATCCAGTGGTATCACCAAATGAAACCTTAATCACATTACCCTTGTCATTCTTCACATAGACATAAAACTTTTTAGAACCACCACGCTTCGGTACGTTCAGTTCTTTCTCTTCTTCCATCAAGGGACAGTCGAGAGGAACTTCCTTACCTTCATAGATTCCAAACATACCGATGTCAGTCATCAGTATTTGCTTGTCTGTAGCATCAAGTTCCAGTTCACCACTTCTCCATTTCACTCTTGCTTCTTGAAAAAAGCTGTAGAACGATGGTGAATCATGACGAAAGATATTATCAGCAAACGGTACACCCGTGTCTAGGTGATACTGAATTGCTTCATTTACTGGACTCTTTTTTTTAAAGTCCTTAAACTTCTTAGCTGGCTTACCCCCAAAATCATCATCGACATTGTATGCGGATGATAGATTAGTGCTGTTCTTTCTAGCTTTTCTTGCAGCACTTCTTGCAGCGGATGCTCTAGCAATCTCTGCTGATTTACCTTTAGCGATTCTAAGGTTAGGTAACTTCTTATCCTTGACAGTCATCGCTTGTAGTTCTGTCTGACCTGGCGTCATCTCTTTTGTATGTTCAGCGTGTTCGTTACTACCAAGATCAAACGCTTCTTTGAGTTTCTTACCCTCTTTGTCATAGCCAGGCTTACCAGCTTTCTCTTTCTTTGAGATAGCGATAGCTGCTTGCTGTGCGGGTGACACCGCTTCAGACTTACCACGATGCTTTGACCATAAGTCTTTATCAGCAGTTGTGCGTGTCTTACCGCCCGTGATGAAAGAGTTTACTCGTGCAAAAGCCCACTGTTGTGGTGTGGTTCCGGGCCGATGTCCTGTCTTCCAAGCAGCCATACCTCTGTCATAGACTTTCTTAAGAATACCATATGAGATACCAGACTTCTCAGACTTCTTTGCTAGTCCTTCAATCTTCTCATCAAGATTCTCTTCACCGTACATCTGCTTGTACTTCTTGGTGTACTCAGACTCTTTTGTCTTAGCGTCAGCATCGCCTGGAGCGGGTCCAGACTTCTTCTTTGCAAAGTGTGCTGCTCTCTTTTCTTTGGTAGACTTGGACATATCACCAGCATAATACTTTGCTGGTTGTGTACCTTCTTTATCCTTGATGTCTGAATCCTGTCTAGTCTTCGGTGCTTCAAGGAGAGCATTCTCAATCAACGCATCAAATGATTCTTCTTTCGCTCCACGCGCCTTCTTCACTCTATCCATTTCTTTTTTCTTGATGCTAGGTAACAATCTCTTAGCGATCTTAGAAACCATACTAGATTGCTTTGCAACTCTTTGATCAATAGCTTGTTTAGCAGAAGGAGACAAATCTTTATATGATTTACCCTTCTCACCAGCAATACGCTTTCTTACTAGTTGAATCGCAGCTTTTTTTGATCTCTGCTGTAGCTTCTCACCACCAGCTTTTTGCTTTGCTTTGATTTTACGCTGTCTTGCAAGTTTAGGAGCAAGACGCTTCATAATCATTGCTTTCTTACGTCTCTGCTGTGGTGTAAGTGCTTCGTATACAGACTCGATTAGTTGTAGTTCTTCGTATAGAGAACTGTCTTCGTCAGTCCATTCAATCTCTTCAATTTCTTCTTTCAGTGCTTTAGCAACCATATCCATCATGCGCTTCTTATCTCTATCAGAGAGTTTAGATGCAGCAGCTTGTTTGAAGGTATCAAAGTCACCATCTTTTGCAATCGCTCTAAGTTTAGTACCAGACATTCCTTCAACACCCTTTGCGTCAGGATCACGCTGGCCAGCGGAAACGACTTCGATGCTATCAAATTCGTAGTCACCTTTACCGTTATACTTGTTTAAGAGTGTTTTGAATTCGGTTACGCGATCACTTCCAACGACCATAATGATGTCGGTGTACTTATCCGCGTATATTTCTTTAAGGATTTGGAAGATTTGCTTCGCATTTGATTTGTGTGCGATTCCAAATGCTTTCTTTGCGAAAGAAAGTTTCTGCTGGTATGATAGCGGGTCTTTAGTTGGGTTCTGTGTATGGGAGAGATAGATTCTAGCATCTGCTTTTTCTCGCTTTGCTACTGACTTAATTTTGTTCGCCAGCTTTTCATGACCAATAGTTGGTGGGTTCATCCGTCCAAATGTAAATACTATTTTTTTACTCATTGTGTCCTACCTAGCCCTAACCCTATTATATTCTGCTGCCAAGAACGCACACACCAACTATACAGCAAAGCATCTAACTCAGGAGTCCTATCAGAATTACGATTGTTGATAATAGCATGAAAACTTGGACTTGCATTTTCTATGCATTTTCTTCCTCGTTCTTCTGCGTATTCCCAAAAGTCTGTAGTAAAATCAGACCCTGCCCAATAATGCATCATTATGATTTGCTCAGTTGAATCTATAAGCGATTGGTAGTGCGTTTCCATTTCTCGCTTGTCTGTTCCATTGAACCAATAAGAGTATGCTTGAGTATTTATAGCATCTGCGTTCCCAAAGGATGTAGCTTCAAGTGGTTCTAAAAAGAACGACGCATTACCATTGTATACAGTATTTCCTCTGAATTGTTCAAGTCTTTTGTAATTCTTAAACGAGAAAGCATTAGTATCCATACTGGGCGTCAAGTTGTACTGTTCAAAAATATGCTTAACATCTTCCTGTACTTCTTCTAAGGTATTTATATCTTTATTATACATATACCCAATAGAACATCTATTCTGTAGTGGAATACCGAACACCCAACCATACGGCCTAGCAATAGTCAGCGTATAATTGAATCTAGGGAAGTCCCAATAACATTGTGTCACATACACAGAATTGACAGGTATGTAAGGTGACATTGCAAAGTCTTCATAGCTGTCTGGCTTTCCAGATGCATCTAAAACAAAGTCTGCATCAATATTAGATGCATCCACGTTCATTCTTTTAATAGTTGTTCTAGGATAGATACTTGCAATACGAGTTTCCATATACTCTTGCAGCTTTATTGCATTGAAATGAATGGAAACGGACGGAGATGCAAAGTCATGCAAGTAAGGTTCACAACCCTTACCCCAATTTTGTTTGTAAATTCCAGTTTTGAGAGAAGCGTCTACTAGGGGAAATTCTCTTGGAGAGAAGTCTACAGTTTTGTTAAGCCTGTCTGGTAAAGAAAGAGTCGAACCTTCTCCAACCGCTTGTGTTTTTATATTGGGATCAAAATACCAATCTACTTCAAGATCGTTTGATGTGTCCCTATCCCAAGGATATCTTGATGCAATTTCGTTACGCCAATCATGTATGTTATGTCGCGCGGCCATCCAAGACCAATAAGCCGCTGACATGCAGCCAGCGGTTCCTTTGCCGATAACAGCAACCTTCCTTGTCATTTTTCAAATCCCTTCATTATAAAAAATAATTTCTTATTCATTGCGTGTTTTCCTTAGACTTAACGCTTGACATATGCTGCGAATCATAGTAGAATGATTCTGTTCCTTAACAG